ATTTCTTGGGGCAAATTTATATTCAAAAGTAAAGTTTCTAAAATTCATCGATTTAAATAACTGTTCTTTATTTGGATTTTCTACTTTGCCGCTGGCTGCTTGAATTGCACCTCTAAAGTCTACATTAACTCCTAATGCTTTTGGTAAATCAGCCAATCCTGCTAAGGTTCTTACGGCATACTCTCCAGAACCCATCAAAATGTCTATAAAATCACCTTCGCCCCCTGGGTTCATTGCAAGCAACCTTGTTAGCGCACCTATATCTGATTCCTGCCACTGTGCTCCATAATTCACTTGCGGAGACTGAGGAACATATAATGTAATAAAAGAATTAGTTTTTACAAGCCTGTTTCCGTCAAATGCATCTCCCACAAGTTTACCGCCAACAAAACCAGTTATCCCCCCAAGGAAGGTCCCCCCGGTTTCAATAGCTATATTTGCCCATCTATTGTTGCCTTCTTTAGTTAGGCTTCTTGCTATCAAATTACCTGCCGTAGCGCCACCCAATGCGGTAGCCACCCCGATCAAATTGTTAAGCTCCTCATCGTTTAAACGATTTCTATTACTTTCATCAAATTGAACATTACTATTTTGTGAAACATACCTTTGACCGGCTTTTGATTTTTCTCTAACTTTTATTCTGAAGGTAACTGAGTGCGGTTGTTCATATTGTTCTACATTGAGAGGGTATCTATATATTTTTGCTCCAACTTTTTTATAATCGTCATTTTCAATTATTTCTTGTGCTGTTTGATTGTCTCTGCTAGGATTTCTTTCAAGTACAGCAGAATCTGCCGAGGACTGTAAATCTTCCCCCTGTACTGTATTCGGGGTGTCAGTAGGGGGTAAAATGGTGGAGGGTTGACCATTAGCTCCAATCACAAACCTGTTGCCTGATCTAGGTTCAGCTTTTAAAGGGTCGTTTCTGTCGCCTGATCTAGGTTCAGCTTTTAAAGGGTCGTTTGCCATTAGAATAAATACCTTATTAGAATATATTTGATTAGACTATTTATATGCCTTATAACAAAGAATTGCATCAAGGAAGATTTAAACCTAAAAATCTTCACAAGTACAAAGGGAATCCCACAAACATTATTTATCGCTCTGGATATGAGTTAAAATTCATGAATTGGTGCGATATGAATGAAGATGTTGTAGAGTGGGGTTCTGAAGAAATTATCATACCCTATCGTTCTCCTATAGACAACAGAGTACATAGATATTTCCCAGACTTTTACATAAAAGTAAACGACAAGAAGTATTTGATTGAGATAAAACCCGAGAGATTTACTCAGGAACCCAAGATACCTAAAAGAAAAACAAAGCGATTTATCAGTGAAGTGAAGCAATGGGGAGTGAATCTAGCAAAGTGGCAAAGTGCTAAAGAATATTGCATTGATAGGGGGTGGGAATTTAAGATAATCACAGAAAAGGAACTAGGTATCTCGTATAAATAGTCACATGGCTACTTTACAAGACATCAGAGCTAAGGCTCTAACACAACCAAGACCTGCAGATTGGTATAGAAGACAGATAACCTCTCTTTCCAATCAATTTGACACACCTGGAAGTATTATGCGTTCAGGATTGGGTCGCATGGTAGGCAGACCTGAAATAGGTAGTATGTATCTTTACTTGTATGATCCTAAAACAAAAGATAGATTGCCTTACTATGATAAATTTCCCTTAGTTTTGCCTTATGACACCGCCCCTGGTGGTTTTAGAGGATTGAATTTGCACTATCTTCCTTATGGATTAAGATTCCAATTACTAGAAGCGTTAATGAAAACTAAAACCACTACGACAATTGACAGCGACACTGAATTAAGTTTGAGTTGGAACATACTGCAATCTGCTTCTCGTTTTCCTGGAGTGAAACCTACAGTAAAAAGATACTTATTCTCTCACATAAAATCGAGAGTGTTAAAAATAAATCCCGAAGATTGGAATATCGCCGCGATGCTTCCGGTTGAGCAATTTGAAGGTCTTACTAAACAAAGAGTATTCAATAAATCAAAGGCTTCTCTACAATGAGCAATCTAGAAAATTTTATAAGCGAAATTAGAAAAAGCGATTTATCTAGAAGTAATCGCTTTGAAGTTGAATTTTTTTCGCCCATTGATTCGACTGAAATAGGAAAACATGTTTCTTTGATGTGCGAAGATGCCGCCATACCAGGACTGCTTGTGCCCTATTCCCCTATCAAAATAGGAAACTGGACAGAACCTAGAGTACATGGAATAGAATATTTTGGAGACAATGCGACATTTACTTTTTATTGTGACACTAAATGGAAGGTTAGAGATTACTTTGAAGACTGGATGACTAGCGCCGCAAATCCAATCACCAAAGAAGTTGGGTTCTATCAAAATTATGTAGGACAAGTCACAGTACATGCATTGAATAGGCAAGATCAAAGAGAAAACTCTTGGACATTGATTGACGCAGTTCCAAGAAACATATCATTAACACCGGTCTCCCAAAGCAATGAATCTATTGCAAGAGTTTCAATTTCAATGGCGTATAAACTCTGGGTGCGGGCAAGTGGACCACTAAGTAGCTTTGCAACATAATTATTAATATTGGAGAATATAATGGCATTACCAGTAATCGAAACACCAACATTTGAAATTGAGTTACCTCACACTAAAGAAAAGGCGAAGTTTAGACCTTTTCTAGTAAAAGAGGAAAAACTGTTAGTGATGGCAAATGAGTCAGGTGAAGAAGAAGATATGATTCGTGCAACACAGCAAATCATAACCAACTGCTCTTTTGGAAACATTGATGGAGAAAGTCTGCCTCTCTTTGCACTGCAAAAGATTTTTCTAGATTTGAGAGCGCAATCAATATCAAACACCATTGAATTGAGTTTAAAATGTGGTAGTTGTGATGCATCACATAATCATAAAATTCTTATAAGAGAATTACAAATAACAGAACCACCTGAACACAGCAAAAAGATAAAGATAAGTGATGATATTTTTATAGACATGGAGTATCCTAGTGCATTTGAAATACAGAAGTTATTCAAGAGTACTAATGCAAACGAAATGTATGAAATCATGTCTAAATGCATACATGTGGTGTATCAAGGTGACGAAATTTTTAATGCGTATGAATCGTCAGACCAAGAAAAACAAAATTGGTTAGAAAGTTTAACAATAGAGCAGTTTGCAGAATTTAGAAAATTCTTTGAGACAATGCCTGTTCTAGAATACATAGTTAATTTTAAATGTGGGAACTGTGGGAAACAAAACTACCTTGATTTTAATGGTTATCAAAATTTTTTCGTATAAACCTCTCCCATGATTCACTAGAGAATTTTTTTAAGACCAATTTCTTATTAATGCAAGAACATAAATATTCTCTAAGTGAAATTGAAAATTGGTTGCCGTGGGAGAGGCAAGTTTACATATCTATGCTAATAGAACACTTAAAGAAGAAAGCGGAAAAGGCTAAACAAAGATGACACCCGAAGAAAAACGAAAGGCAAGAGAAGAAGGGAAAGCGATAGGAGAAGTCGTAGCTGACAAACTCAAAGATTCCCTAGGCGTAGATAGAAAAACGACAGGTGCTAAAAATATAGTGTCTGAGGGATTCTCTGCCTCAAATGTTTTTGGTCAAGACAGCATGCCGGGTAAAGTGTTGGACCCTACAGAAGAACAGAAGAACAAATTAGGTGATACGGTAAAAGATAGATTTGCAAGTGAATCAATCGGACGCATTAAAGACTCTTTGGGTGTAAGAAGGGAAACTGAGGGATTCGGAAACATAATGAAAGAAGGCTTTTCTGCCGCTAATGTTTTCGGTGCTGATAGTTTTTTAGCAAAAGTCTTTAGTACAGACGAGCAAAGAGATGTTGCTAGAGAGTATGCACAAGAGAACAAAAAAGATGAAGCTAAACCTGATGGAACAGCATCATCCGCATCACTTTCGAAGGTACATGATGTTTTAGTTGAAATTAAGGAAGAGCTACAAGAGTCAGGAAAATCTGGCGACTCAGATAAAAAGAAAAGAAAATCTGGCGACTCAGAGAAAAAGAATCTCACAGATAATAAAAAAATATTAGCCTTGCTGACAACACAAAATAACTTTGCTAAGAAAACGGCTGAAACCACAGCGAGAACGGCTGAAAACACAAATAAAATCCAACAACAAGGCAAAAAAACTATCAGTCTTTTGGAAACCATGCTTGCTCGAATGGGTTCGGGGGGCGGCGGTGGTGGTGGGGGTATGTTCCCCGTGGCGCCAGTACCCGGCGGCGGTGGCGGCGGATTTTTAAGCAGTGCGAAAAATTTTTTCAGCAAAGGAAAAGGTCTGTTTGCTCCGGCTGCGACTGTGGCGACAGTGGGTTTGGATTTATATGACCAATACAACAGCAAAGAAGAAGCAGACGCCGCATTAGAAGCAGGTGAAATAACACCAGAAGATCATGAGCTTATTG